ATTTTAAATATTCTTTTAATTTTGTTTTGTTTATATCTGTTTCTATCTGATCAACATAATTATTTAAGAAGGTAACTGTATCTTCACCCATCTCTAAAATATCATCTCTTACACTAGCCTTAATATCAGAATAGTCTTCTACAATATTTAAATCATGTACTGTTATCTCATTATACAATCTTTCAACAAATTTGTCAAATACCTCATTATTGGTTTTATTTAAAACAATTAATTTTATAAAGTGATTATTGTATGATTGTATCTCAAGGTTTTTATAATCTTTCTTTTTATCATCATAAATTATTTTTTTATGTATGGTAAGTGGATTTACTATTCTTTCTATTTCTCTTGTTTCAGTGTCAAAAACATGAAAACCTTTTGGATCTTGGTAATCTGACCACGTCATTTCATATTGAGCGCCGCAGTAATATATTTGTCCATCGTCTGTGTTTTTGTGAAAATGACCTGAAATAACTCTATCAAATCTATTAAAGTCTGATTTTGCTAAACCGTGTTCATTGATTACACCATTTTGCATTTCAACACCTTTAATCTCTAAATGTCCGAAACATAAATCTGCTTTTGCTGTTTTTAACATATTCATGGAGTGTTCATAGTTATCATCACATATCCAAGGTACAAATAAAATAGGTGTACCATCAAACTCTACCACAGTTGATTTTGTATAAATCCAAGGTTCGTGTTTTTTATCAAATGAAGTATAAAGATTTTCAATAGCATTTACGTCATTTGTATTTTTAAAATAAGTATCGTGGTTACCAATAATTATATGAGTATCAATCTGTTCTTCATATAATCGGTCCCAAAATTGTTTTCTAAAAATAGAAGCAGTTTGAAAGTTAATAAACTTTCTTCTATCAACTACATCACCTAAATGAACCAATGTTTTAATATTGTGTTCTTCTAGGTAAGGAAAAAAGATTTCATTATAAAATCTTAATTGATAGTTTCTAAATGCTTCGCTATCGTTACGGACACCGAAGTGTGTATCATTCAACAATGCTATTTTCATTATGTATCTAAAACGCTTGTATAAGTTCTTCTTTTTCTTTTTTTAACTTTAATTTCGTTTGATTTAGGTTCTTCAGTTGATGGTTTATTTTTTCTTAAAAATTCTAAAAACTGATTTTTATAATCACTATTTGTATCACCTGGCAATACAGAAAATTCATCTATATTCCCTTGTTCAATCATTCTATACTTAATGTTTGTTTGTTTCTTTTCTTTCTGTATTCTTCTTATAAAAGCATAGTAAATGATTTGTGTAAAATAAGCAAATGGATTGTTTGATTTCTTAGGATTAAAGTTTTTAAGATATTGTAAACAGTTTTCTATACCATCAGAAATCATATCATCTCTAAAAGTATAGTTAATAAAATTAGGTCTATAAGATAAGTGATTTGCGATCTTTAAAAAACATTCACCAATATAATTTGTAACTGGTGGTGCCTTTCTATTTCTTTTTTCGGCCTTATCACACTTGTCCTTGTATTCTATCATCGCCTGTAGAAACTTTTTGTTATCTACATAATGTTCAGATTTTTTTCTTGTTCTAGTCATAATATTATTATAGTATATTTTATTGTTTTTGTCAACGGTTTACGTTATAAGTTCTACCTCTACGGCCTCTGCTTTGCCATATTCTTCATAGTTTTCATTATAGTGTTTCCAAATCTTTTTTTCAAGTGATTTAGGTGTGCCTGTAAAAGGATAAGTAACTTGACAATACTTCTTAGGATTATCACTATTATACGTTGCTTTTATTATCCACTTAACTTTTTTCATATTAACCAGTTATAAATGGCTCTTAACGCAAGTATTAAGTACATAAGTTCCATTAATGCTCTAGGTATGTCTTTATCTTTTATGCCCATGTATATCCATATACTACAAGATACTGTTGCAATTGCCCATCCTACCCATTGTGTAGCTGGATTTGCATTTGAAAGTATATAAGCACCTATCATGGCCAGTACAAAACCTAACCATCTCATACCATCTAATCTTTTATAAAATCTAATTTTCATAGTCGCTTGACATAATTTAAATTCATTGTTATAATACCCATGTGGGTTGTTACCGAGAACCAGCTACCTAATTAGTGTATCTTTTTACTAGGCATATTTAACATATCATTTATCTGTTCTAGTTTTTCTTTATCAATATCATCATATTGTTCCGAGTTATCCCACTCCTCCTTTTTAAGATTTCTTTCTATATAAGAAGGAAGATTATCCTTAACATTTTCTAGCTTACCTACAATCTGTGTGTATCTTTCATTAAATTCAGGAGTTGCATTACAGATAGTAAGAATTTTATCTATGGGTATGGTAACTACTTTATCTCTAGTAAAACCTACCCAACGCACCAAGGCTATATAATCTGCAATACCTCCTTCAGTAAATTGAGGAACATATTTAATTAACATAGGATCCTTTAATCTAATTAAACGAGATTTTTTTACAGCTTCTTCAGCACTTGAGTCATCTAGTTTACAGGCAATTTCTTCTCCAGAAACTAAACGTATGATTTTAGCATTTTTAATGTCTAAAGTTTTCATATAACTATTTATCTAAATTTACGGTGTGAATTTCGTAGTTAAAGTTTTCTCTATTGTAAATATTAACTCTTTCCTGAAAATGGGTTAAGGTAAAATTCTTTTTATCTTTATAGGTTAAATCGTCAGAAATATCATAGACTGTTGCTGATTGTTTTTTATCACCAACTCTTAAACCACGGCCAATACTTTGTAATACTCTTATAGGGCTTTTACTAGGGCTACTAAAAATAATGTTGTGTAAATTACGAATATTGATACCAGTGCTGAACGTCCCGAAAGAAGCGATAATAATTGCGTTATCCGACTTTTCTGTGATTGCTCTAATTTTTTCTCTATCATCTGTTTCTGTTCCACCATAAACAAAAAACACTTTTCGTTTAGGATCTGCTTTTTCTTTAATTAAGTTAAATAAAATTTCACCGTGTTTTTCAACTAACTGAAACAAACATAAAGTATTGCCGTTTAGTGCCAAGGTAAGATTTCGTATGTATTTATTACGAGCCTTATTTTGAGTAAGATATTCTAATTCTTCAAAATATTTTACACCATATACCTTTTTAGATTCTTCTTCTGGATATTTTAAGTTTAAACAAACTACTTTTAGATTTGCTAACTGTTTTCTATCAATGAGTTCTTTTGTCGATACAACTCTATTGACTATACCAAATAAACCTGTCAATACTAATTTGTGTGTTTTACTATCATCTAAAGTACCCGTAAGTCCTATTCGATATTTACAATCTGTAAGTTTAGTCATAATCTTTGTTAATGATACGGCCTTAAATAAATGTGCTTCATCACCTATAACCGCACCGTAATCTTCAAAAAACTTTTTAGGCATTTTATATAATGACTGCCATGTGGATATAACTATTCGTTTATTATCATCAATATCATAACCGTGGTATTTTCTACTGACATTTGTTTCTACGTCATATCCATAGTCCTTAAAATCTTTATATAATTGTTCTACTAATGATGTTGTAGGTACTATAATTAAAATGTTATTGTTTATCATATTTAAATAATGTCTTACCAACATATAGATGATAAGTGATTTGCCTGAAGCTGTAGGTGATAAAATTAGTCCTCGTTCACACTCTAAAGCAAATTTATACGCTTCTATTTGATAATCTCTAGGTTTAATAGATAGATCGTACTCCTCAATCATACCCTCTATATCGGCGGCTGAGACGTTGCTACGTGTTAAAATATCACTAGATTCAACTATATGAACATCTTTCTTTTTACACCAATCTTTTAGATATGGGTATAGTCCTACGTACATTTGACCTGTAGCATACGAATATAATCTTATTTTGCCATCCCAAACTCTATTACGAAACTGTGGCGTAAACTTATAACCAGGAACTTCAAATGAAAAATAATCTGAAAGTTCTCTACGAATAGAAGCGTCAGCATCTATACGAATATATACGTCATTGATTTTGTCAACGATAATATTTTGCATTTTAGATAATACCAGAAGTAAACTTTTTCCACTCTATGGCATTTTTAATTTGAAATGTACGATTTGAAATAATACGAATTGTTTTATCTAAGTAATCCAC